CTTATAAGCGATAGATACTTCTGATCTAGAAATAATGACATGATAAAAAAAGCCTCCAGAGAGGCTTATTATAGTATACTTTGTAGGTAAATACTAGAACAATTTATCCAATTTTATGTGAGCTAGAACGTAACCTACTACAATAGCAGCACCCATAATCATCCATCTCCACTTTTCTAATGATTGTACTTTTTGAGAGATTGCTGCATGTTGAGATGAGCTGGCCTTAGATTGTTCTTCTAATTTCTCCATTAATCTATCATGCTTAACTTCTATACTGTTATGCAAATCATCACGAAGCCCACTAATTCTCTCATGGAGAGTTACGTAATTACTATCAATCTTTTTTTCTAACTTATCTACATTAGCGTTAATAGTTGTAACTTGATTTTCAAGTACAATTATTCTTGCAGAATCTTCTGCACCATTACGTGCCATGATAGCTTCCATTACTTTTTCTTATTAGTCTTAGGTTTAGACCCGGTTTTAGGTCTACCTCTCTTAGGTTTTTTCTCCACCTCAACAACTACTTCATCCTTCACAGCTACCGGTTCGGCTATAAATGCTGCTTCTACAGGTACAGGCTCTGGGGGTGGAGCGATTTCGACGACAACTTGTTTTTCAATTACAACCGATAAAACAGGAGGTTCGGGTTCTGTCGGTTTAATTTCAACCACTGGTTCTTTAACTTCAGCTGGCTCTTTAGGGGTAGGTGAAGGCGGGACTTCTGGTTTTATATCTTCACTTTTAGTTCTAAACAAGTCAATAAGTGCTTTTAACATTTAAACCTCACGTCGTCTGAATAAGATTGGTTTTTTACTTTTCTTTTTAACACCTATAGTATCTGGTGTAAATCCTGCAACACCTGGAGTTGCTGAAGCATTATTAGCTGGAGCTTCCTCACAGAATTGCTTAAATGTCAGTGTGTATTTCTCATTAAAAAACTTCTTAGTAATATGTATATCTTCTTCTAGTAACTGTGTATCCAGTTTTTGAAGATATTGTGATTCTAAATCTAACGGTTCAGTAGTATTATAATAGTTTTCTTTTATTAAGGCCAATGCTGCCGTAAAAGATAATAATTTTTTATTTTCCAACGGAACTTTTTCTACAATACGCTTAAGTCTAAAAATCATTCTATGTAAAATAGAATAAGCGTCTTTTTCATCAGCCGAATTAAGCTGACTCATTTTTTTAAGCTCTTTACCTTTATTATCAATAATACCTAAACGGTAAGCATCTGTATCCTCAAAAGGTGTAGTGAGCATACGAAGTATGCGATAAGCAATTATTGAGTCTACAAAACGTGTCATATTTTCTTTAAAGCTTCTGTTACTTTTTCGTCTAACGGAATTTCAAAACCTTCAGTTATTGCACCTTGAGATTCAATGCTAAATCCTACAGGCATGTAACTTAAGAATACTAAAAAAGTTTTAAGCTGCGACCAGTACTTTTTTTCTATTTTAAAAAAAAGCATTCTAGTGGCAGCTTCCGGTCCAAATAAATTATAAATTACTACTAGGTGATTTACAATCAGTCTTTCTTTGAGACCTTTACCTGCAGTATATTTTCTAAACAGTCTTTTTAAATACCTAAATCGTTTAAGATCATCCTCAAATTCTGCTATGCCGTGGCAAGCTGGATTATCATAATGCTTAATAGCGTATATAGTAAAATTTTCTTCAGTCAATTCGAATCTCATATTAAGGGTAGTTAATGTCCGCCGATCCTCCGATTACATGCCACTTATTATTTGTATATAACATAGTAGCAGAATCACCTGCCTGATTAAAAATAACATTAGCTGAACCAGCTATATTACCTGTTAACTTATAAGCACCACCTGTAGATGCAATCATGCTAATAATTTTTAGCTGATTAGTTCCTCCTGCAGGGATAGTTAAATCTGCATTAGAAGCACCAATAGACAAATGCGTAATGGTATTTGTAATATTAACGATACCTCCAGCAGCCAGAAGCTGAACAGTAGGATCTAAACTAATTGTACCTTTTAAAGTAGAATTAGCAATATTATCAAACAAGACATCTGCGGTAACTTTTTTACTAGTGTTTGATTGCACTATGTATAACAAATCGCTACCCCCAACGGAGGTAGCGGATGTTAATTCACTTACTTTTGAATCAGCCATATTTTATTAGGTCGCTGTTACAGTCACTGCAGTAGAGGTATTGTCATCAGCACCACCGTCACCTGAGACGGTTAATCTGAAGATGTTACCGGTTACATTAGATACGTTAACAATGGTTAGAGTATTGGATGTAGCACCGGTCACACCAGCCTGACTTACAGCTGCGTAAGTTGTATCGCTGACGTTATCACGCTTGTACCACTGATATGTCAATGTTGCACCAGTAGGTTCAGAAGCGGCTACTGCTACTAACACTGCTCCGCTACCAGCAGAGTTAGATGTATCAACTGGCTGAGTCGTGAAGTATACTAAGTAATCAGCTGCAACAGTATCATCCGAAGCATCAGTACCCGCGTTAGTACCAAACAACGAACCAGTAGCATTAGATGCAAAGTTTTTAGACATAGCTACAATAACTTCAGCCTTATGACGTGTTTCGCCTTGACTGGTAGTATAGGTATCATAGTGAGTCCAGCCAGTATGCGAGATACCTCTGGCTTTATTTTCTGGAACACCGATTTCAATTCTATCAATACCATACACATTCTGAATAGTGTAGACGTTGTCATCAACAGAAATATTAGCAATGTACTTAGGACCTTGCTGCACATACGCTTTAACGTTATCAGAATTAGTAGCTGCGTTAGCAGTTAACGTCAGTACTGAATCACTAGTAACTGTTTGTACTTGGTATTTGTTAGCAGCGATAATAATGTAATCACCGTCTTTAACGTTAGATGTAAACGCAGTACCACCATAACCATTTACAGTCGATGAAGTAGTAACAGTAGTAACATTACCACTAATAACTACATTATCTAAATTGCCCCATGAAGACATTTAATTCTCCTTATTCTTCGTCTCTTTTACCTACGGGACCCAAATTTTCAGTCTTTCTATTGGCTCCGTGGTGAATATACTTACGGCGAACCCCTTCTTTATCAGTAACTACGTATTCCGCATGGGGTTTGCCACTCTTGGTACTATATTTAGGCGTAGAGACTTTGTGACCCATATTCTCATGGGCTTTTACTTTAGCTTCGATATCCGAACGTAAAAATTGTTCAACGAAGATATCCGTATCACTATTGTTAAATGCATAATTAGCTAATTCAATAGCTTTTTCTTCTCCAACAATAGACTTAGCTGCAGTTAAATAATCCCCGAACATATAGTTCTCAGCTAATTCGTATTCAATAGGAGTATGAACTAAAACTGTTTCATCAGAATCGTCATTAATTTCAACTTCTTCATTAGTTTTTTTAGCAATTTTATTTACAGCTCTTGCCATATTTTCATTGCCTTTGTTGTTCTTTGATCGTAGAGAAACCATAGAACCACGTTTTTGTAAGTAAGATGACATTGTTTCTTTAGACAACTCGTCAATCTGATCTACTTCTTCCTTAGTCATAGTTTTTCTGAAAGGATTTCCAGAGTTAGCTTTAGTTTCTAGCTTTCTATCTGCACGATCTAACCCTACATCACGCTTAGCCATAGTTTTAGGGTTGCTAGTAGAATGATATGACTTTTCTGCTTTATCTACGTAGCTTTTAAGTGTAGATGATTTTAACTCTTCTAATTCTTCCACTTCTTCATTCGTACTTTTTGCTAGCTCAGCTTTACCTTTTGCCATTCTATTAACATAGTGCGAATGACCGGGTGTTCCAGGACCCCCTTTTTTAGTACCTAGATGACTCCAGGCCATTGATTTTAACCCTTTATCATCTAGGTGACTATATTTCTGAGCAAACTCTTTGTCGCTCATATTTGCAATATTTTGCTTATGTCTTGCAACGCTAGAAGGCATACCAGCTTCATCTAATTCTTCCACTTCTTCCTTCATCTTAGCTTTTTTGCCAGCGCGAAGCATTTCGAAGTCTTTGGATGTAAGCTCATCTTTTTCTGGCTCATGTACATCAATTTTTTGCTGATTAGGATGCAGAGGTTTTTTTGCCTCATCTACCTGATCATTTCTTTTAAACATTACGTCTAATATTTTTTTATGTAGTTCTTTATCCATTTTTATATTCCTAGTCTAATTGTGATACTGGAGTGTTTGACCAATACTTGCAGCTCCAGTATCTCGCTTTCCAACGAGGCCCTGGGTTATCGCAGTTATGTCTTGCTCTAAAACTTTTCTTTCTTTCAGGATCATCTCTTTTAATAGAGAGATTAGGATCCCCGAAACTTACTTTTACTACGTTACCTTTTTCATTTTTTACGTAAACTGCTCGCTTTTTAGGTCCACCTGGAGTTAAAAAAGGCTTACCGAGTTTCTTGCCCTCGTTATCTTCCTCTTCTAATTCACCCCAGTCTTCATATAATTCATCACCTGTAGATTCAAAATACTCTTCCACTAATCCATATTCATCTTCTTCAGGACAATACTCGCAGTCTTCTTTCATAGCTGCCATATTGTCTACTAAATTAGGATAAGGGCGACCGGCCGCTTTAGCTCTTCTTTTTGCTTCGGCTTTTTGAGCTGGAGACATTTTTCCACCTTTACCCTTATTAGGATTAGGTTGGTCCCATACTGCTTCTAAAAGCTCCTGCCTTAAACTATTAAATGTTTTCATTGAAATGCTTTTTGTGTGAATTCTGCTTTTTCTAATCCCCAGTGTCTTGCTTTCCAGTCGTTTTGCTCCATTCCTGGTAAGCTTTCCCACTGAGTTATTTTATACTTTAAACTTTTAGTAAAATCTACCCAATCAGTATTAAGTATTCTTTTTTCTAATTTTTCTTTTACTTCTAAAGCTACAAAATAATTATTATAATCTAATTCAATATGGAGTACTTCTAATGCGTACTTG